AAGATCTCGTTCATCGTCTTGAGGTTCTGGCTCATCAGCCAGCCCGCGAAGTTCACCGGGGACGCCTGGGCAGCCTCATCGAACGACAGGCCCTCCGTCGCCTCGTCATTGACGTTGATCGCCGCCAGCTCGTTCTTCAACTGCGTCTGCTGGGCCATCACCGTCTCATGCAGCTGCGCCCGCTTCTTCTCCATCCGGGAGTTCAGCGCCACCGGGGCGGCCGGAGGGACGTCCTTGGTATCGGTCGGGGCCGCAGCACCCTCAGCGGCCGGCTTCGGGGTCTCCGGAGCCTCCTCCTTCGGAGCCGAGGCCTGACCCGTACGCGGCTTGTTCTGCAGCTGCGGGGTGCCACGGTCGTAGAACCCGGCCTTGATCCCCTGAGCCCGCAGCGCACCGGGCTTGGTGTAGCCGCGATCCTCGGTAAACGTGCGCCCCTTGGGCATCTCCCCGCGCAGCGACGGGCCGCCCTCGTTCACGAACGTGTTCAGGTCACGCACGCCCACCCGGCGGATGAAGTACGGGAACTGCTGCTGCAGCGTCTGCAGCGCCACCGCGTACCCCTCGCCGTTCAGGCGCAGCTTGTTCGCCTTCGTCGAGGCCACCCGCTGGATCTCATCCTCGAGGTTCTCCTCATAGGCCCGGGCCGCCACGCCACGTGGAGGCTTCTCCGCGGTGTAGCCCATCTCCGCGAGGACCTTCGCCGACGCGGCCGCCTCATCCTCGTTCGTGATGCGCGAGGCGTCCTGGCGGGCACGGTCCACCCGCTCGCTGTACGCCGCCACCGCATCGTCGCCCTTCAGGCCGGCGTCCCTGATCCCCGCCCGAATCCTCGACTTCTCCTGCGGGGAGACGTCCACCAGGTACTCCCCGGAGTTCGCCACCGCGTCCAGGATCTTCAGGTACCGGTCGCACATGCCGCGGGCTTTGTCGGAGTTCCCGCGGGCACCGCGGAAGTCCGGGGCCATCTCCAGGGTGAACACCCCACTCGGGCTGATGACCTGCACGTTGCGGGCACCCATCGTCACCGCCGCGTAGATGTCCTCGCCCGTCAGGCCACCGGACATGCGGGTGCGGGCGTACTGGCCACCCCGCAGCGATCCGAGGTTCTTCAGGTCGAACGGCAGGTAGTGGTCGTCGGTGAAGCCCACCGACTGGCTGACGATCTTGCCCTGGGCGTTGATGAGCACGCCCTGGCTGGGAAGGATCTGGCCGGACAGCTCGCTCAGCCGCGCCACCATCGGGTCCCGGGGCAGGGTCCGCGCCAGCTCGGCGCTGGCCACGTCACCACGCACCTGCATCGCCAGGGCGTCACCGGACAGGCCCTTCTTGCGGGCAGCGATGTCGAAGCCCTCCACCGGGGTGTCCGCCTGCGTGGGAGTGATCCCCGCACGCTCCATCTGGTCGATCTGCTTGAACTGGCCCACCAGCTGCTCGTCAGGAGTCGTCTCCGTGCCCCGGTAGCGGTAGGCGGCACGCTGGGCGTACGGGCCGAGCACCTGCTCCGCCTGCGGGCCCACCGAGCCGATGAACGCCGCCGTCTGCCCCAGCTTGTCCTGCCCGGTCACCTGCGACAGGACGTTGCCGCCGGACTGCAGCTGGCCGAAGAAGCGGGTCAGCTTCGACTGGTCGGGGTTCGAGCCCATCTGCAGGTTCGACTGCAGCTCCTTCAGCCGCGCCGGGTCCACCGTCGACATCGACGCCAGGGCCGCACCGCCGCGAGCACCCAGCAGGTTGTACGTGCCGACCTTGTTGCGCACGTCCTCGCCGGCACCGGCCGCCGGAGCCACGCTCATGGCGAAGACGGTCTCGTTCGCCGCCACCTTGACCGGAACCGTCTCGTTGCCGAAGTCGGACAGCCTGGCCGTGCGGGACACGATGTCGCCATTGTCCGTGGCGATCATCATCGTCACGTCGACCTTGTTCGGATCCACCCCGCGCAGGGCGTCCTTGAACTCCCCAGCCACGCGGATGGTCTGCTCGTGCTGGCTCTGCACTCGCTCGAGCCTCTCCCGCTCCGACGACTTCTTGTCATCGGTGAGGATGCTCGCATCGGTCTTCAGGGAGTTGCGCACCGACGGAGCCACCTGCTTGCTGTCAGCAGGCTTGTCGATGCCCTTGAGGTCCGTGCGGGAGGTGCTGGAGATCTTCCGGGCGAACTGGCCCTTCGCATCGCGCTCCACGTCCACCTGGCGCTGCGTGCCGTTCATGTTGAACCACTCGAAGTCCTTGGACACCGTCTGGGCGCTGACCACGTACTGCTCCAGCCCCGCCAGATACTCCGCGGCCTTCTGGATCTCGTCGCTGGGGTACTGGCCGCCGACGATCATCTCCACGTACGAGCGCCCCAGCTGCCGCTTGGCGACCTGGATGCGGTCGAGGTTCACCAGCGAGTACAGGCCGGTGATGTCCTTCTCGACGATCTTGGCGTAGTCCGTCAGGTAGTCGTAGACCACCGCATCGATGAAGGCGCAGCCAGCAGCCTCGTCTGCCTTCATGACATCGACGAAGACATCCATGACGCTCATGAGCACTCCCTAGCTGCGTGTGCCCGGCATGGAGCCGTGGCGTGTGCTGATCTTCCCACTCGGCGAGCGGGTCAGGCCTCCAACACGAGGCCTCGGTGTGGTCAGTCCCGCGCCGATCCTGCGGGTGTAGTTGATCTTCGGGATGCGCAGCAGAGCCTTGCCCACGCCCTTGCGGTCCAGTTCGGCCCTGACCTCCCGGTACCGCCGCACGGAGTTGTCGTCTAGCCCGCGATAGGCCTCCGACAGGCCTGACGCCCGCAGATCCGCACGCAACCGGGTCGCGCCGTAACGGGTGTTCGACGCGGTTCCCGCCCGCTCGTAGGCGGAGTACCTGCGGTTCTTCGGTCGCATCGCCTGATTCGCCCGGGCCTCGTCCGCCAGCCCCTTCGTCGGATTCGAGATGGTCCGCACCACCGCCGACAGCGGCTTGCGGCGCCTCACATGCGCCAGCTCGTGGTTCTTCATGTCATCGGCCAGACCGCGGACCCCCATCGGACTGCGCTTGGGGTGGAAGACGATCGCATCCGCATGCCGCTGCGACTGGCCCGGCTTCAACCCCGCCGGGAAGTACCCGCCGACCAGGCTGCCGGGATCCTTGTCGATGAACCGCGACACCTCGTGGCCGCCGACCATGTGCTTGACCGGCTTGCGCTGGAACGTCGTACCGGCCGTCAACTCGCTCGGACTGTCCACCATCGCCCTCACGGCACGCAGTCCCTCGCTCACCTTGCGGGAGATCCGCTTGTTCTTCGCGCTCACCCCACCCAGCGACGCATGCGACGGAGCGTTGCGCAGCAGCCTCTTCGGCACGCTCGACGCCGACCGGAAGACAGCACCCTCACCGGGGATGTTCACCAACGACTTGGCGACCCGGTCCCGGCCCAGCTCGCCGACAGCGGCCCGCTGGTAGGCCTTCGCCTTGATCTTGTTCATCCGGCGCTGCATGCCACGAGCGCTGCGGACGTTGTTGGACGCTTCGATGCCGGCCATCAGGCCACCGGCCATGTACGCCGTCGTCGCCAGCCGGTTGCCGGGCTTCACGCCGGACTTCGCGCCCATGATCCCGGCAAGGCCAGCCACCGTGCCGTTGCCGGTGCCCATGCCTACGTCGACGTTGCGACGGTGCTTGAGGTCCCGGTAGCCGCGCTCGGCATCCGTGGAGATGTTCTGGGAGTGCGTGCGCAGGAAGCGGTCCTTCTTGACCACCTCGGGGTTCTTCAGCCTCTGCTGCTTGGCCTCCAGCTTCTGCTGGGCGGCGTAGTTGAACGAGCCCACCGCACCCGTGCCGATCGCCATCGGGACCAGGGCATCCGAGGCAGCCGTGGCATGCGGCTCCATCTGCGCCAGGCGACGCACCAGGCGGCCATTGGCGGCCTTCGGCACCTTGCGGGCCACATAGTTCGCCGCTCGAGGCCCACGCAGGGCCAGGGCCGTCAGGCCCATCGTGCCCGAGGCCAGCGACAGGTCCCGGCCGATCTTCTTGTGATGGACCAGCTTCTTGCGCTCGGAGACCTGCAGGTCGGCCTTGGCCATGGCCTCGCGTCGCTTGTCCGCCGCCTGCGCCATCGTCGCGTTGCGCAGCACCGGTCGGACCACGTCCCGGTCCATGTTCACCCGATGGACCTCCGTGTCCGGCTTCAGCAGGTTGTACGCCCCATAGGCCGCCAGCGGGATGCCCGTCGTGCGTGCCGCCGTCGTGGCGATCTTGCCTCCCACACGACGGGCGTGCACCCACCCCAGCTTCTTCTGCCGCAGTGCCCGGACGACCTTCGGACGCCCTGAGCGCCTCAGGTCCCGCTCGAGCAGCGCATTGCCGCCAGAAGCCGCACCGATCAAGGCGCCACCGGCGGCCAGGTTGCCCGTAGCCGCTCGGCGCTGCTCCCGCTTGGACTGGCTCACGGCCGCTGCGCCATCTGCACCGCGAGGGAGTCGAAGTACTCCGTCGCATCACCGACATGCTTCTTCGCCACATGGAGCGTCAGGCCGATCGTGGCATGCAGGAGGATCACCATCGCCTCCTCGTGAGTCACCTTCTGCTCATCAGCCTCGTTCAGGAACAGGCCCACAAGAGTCTGCATGTCGTACCAGCGGTTCTGGGTCGCCAGCGAGCAGGCACCCACCGCCGTGCGGTAGGCCATCTCGCGCAGGTCCTCATTTTGCACGGGACTTCCCCTTCGGCTTGGCCTTGCTCTTCTCCTTGGCGTCCAGCTTGCGCTGGGCCATCTCGTGCTCGCGGTCCTCCGCACGATGAGTGTCCTCGCGCTCGTACTGCTCGCCCTGCTGGGCGTCCTCGCGCATCTGGCCCTCGGCATCCTTGGCGCCCTCGAGCTCAGCCTGCTCCTGCGCCTGAACGTCCTCGCGCTCCTGTGCGGCCTGCTGCTGCTCGCCATCCACCGCCTGCTGCTCGGCGGACTGGGCATCGGAGATGGCCGGCTGCATGGCACTAGTGGGCAGCTGGCCCATCCGCGCCATCATCACCTCCTGCTGAGCCTGGATGTACTCGGTGTTGATCTGCGCGAAGGCCGTGGCCTCCGTGCGCTGCTGCATCTGCCGGCGACGCTCGATCGCGTCCTTGTCCAGCTGCGGCAGGCGAGCAGCCTCCCGGATGAAGTTCTCCAGGTCACCGTCGGGGAACCAGTTGACCCCGGTGCCCGCCAAGGCCGCCATGAACTGCGCCAGCTGGCTGATGTCCGGGGAGTCCACGTCCGTCGGCACGATCGTCGGCAGGGCCTCCGGCCGCCAGCCGTTCGCCATGAACAGCCGCGGCAGGGCGTGCCGGTTGAGCACGTCGGCGATGTTGTTCGCGATCGAGTTCAGCGACGTCCGGAAGATGCCCGTCTTGTCGGTGTGCAGGGAGTACGAGCCCACACTCTGGTGGCCGACCAGGATGAAGTCGGCCAGCACCGTCATCAGGATACGTTCCTCGTACCGCTTGATAATGGCGTCAGTACTGAAGGCTCGCCCACCCCCTGAGCCGAGTAGCTCGAAGCTGTATAGGGGCTGTTTGGTGTCCTGGTCATAAGCCATCGGGAAGACGATGCCCTCTTGCTCATCCCTCCTGACGCTCTTGACCATCTTCTTGAACGCTTCGACGGTCTTCGCATTCTCGGTGCCCGCTTTCGCACGCAGCATCTCCGCAGGGATCTTCACGATCGGGAGTCCCGCGAGGTCCCGCTCGACGCCGATCGCCTCGAACTCCTCGAGGCGCTTCTTCATGAACCACGGGCGGTAGGCGTTGCGCAGCATGCTGACGCCCTCGGGGTTGCCCTTCGTCTGGCGGTACCGGAACAGCAGCGAGCGCTCGATCGGCAGCGTCGCCGTCTTGTACGTCGGCGGGGCCAGCTGCACCAGCGCCCGCACGTCACCGGTCTCATCGAAGTTCCAGCGCAGCAGCGTCTCCTGGGCGCGGATCGGCATCTTGCGCCAGCCGATCAGGCCGTCGGAGAACTTCGAGCGCGTCTTGGAGTCCCGCGTCCACTGGCCGACACGGCGCTTGTACACGATCTCGTGCCAGGACCAGCCGTAGACGTTGGACGTCAGCACCTCGGAGATGAAGTCGCTCCACGTGTGCGACATGTCCTGCATGCACTCCTCGACGAAGGTCGCGGCATCCGCGTCCTCCCTCGTCTTGCCCGCCGGGACGACCTTCCACTCCACGTTGCGCAGCAGCCGGTCGATCGTGAACAGCAGCGAGCCCACCAGCGGATCGTTCTCGCTCATCTCCTTGAACACCTGGACGGCCTTGCGGCCACGCAGCTGCGGGAGGAACTCCTCGTCGATGTAGCCGGCGGCCCGCTTCAGGCCCGTGGAGCCGAGCTCCATGAACGGACTGGCTTCCTCGGCCTCCTTCAAGGCCTCCGCATCCGGCGCCGAGGTATCCCGGACCGATCCCTCACGACGGGTGGTCATCTCGCTCATGCGCTCTTCCGATCATTCGCCTTGAGCCAGTCACGACTGGCCGTGGGTGACGGACGCCTGGACATCCCGTCCTTGTCCTGCAGCAGGCCGCCCTGGCTGGTCATCGCACGGTAGTCCCGCAGCGGGCGATGTGAAGGGGCCTGCGCTGGAGGGGCTTCCATCTGCCGCGGCTTCTTAGGCCCCGCCTTGCGTCGCTCCGCCATCACCGCACCGAGCACCCCGAGGGAGGCACCGGCACCGAGCACGCCGGCACCCACCCGCTTCACCCGCACGCGCTTGCGCCGGATGGCGTCCCCAGCCAGCATCGTGGCGTCCTTGGCCCTGCCCTCGGCATCCCGGATCGCCGTCTGGCGGTGATGCTCGTCGGCGTCCTTGATCCGCTGGCGCTGGGCGTTCATCTGCTCCGGGCCCATCCGGTACTGCACGGGGGCACCGACCGGCTTGCCCAGGTTGTGCCGGGTGTCCTCGTCGAGGATGTCGTGCATCTGCTTCATCCTCGTGCGGGCTCGAGTGGCACCGGCCTTCGCCTTCGGGGCCTGCGGCTTGCCGTACAGCTTCGTCGGGTCGTACGGCTGGCCCTTGGGCATGCTCGAGGCGTGAGCCATGATCCCGCCACCCGTGGCTGCTATCGCCCCGCCCACAAGAGCAGCATCACCCCAGCGATTGGGCCGGCGATCGGAGGGCATGGAGGACCTTTCGTTGGCAACACCACAAGGCTACGGGCTGACAGGTCCGGGTGCCCGTACCTCAGGCGCTGACGTTGAGCTCCCCGTACGGCGTCCACGCGGACCACCCCAGGTACTTCAGGCCCCACCGCGGGAACGTGCGAGGGGCGTAGTCGATCTTGCCCTGGCGCACGTAGTCGTTGCTCAGGCACTTGTCGTGCGTCTTGATGCCAGCCGCGATCGCCACGTGCCCGAACTGCCCGCCCGAGTAGTACAGCAGTGCGCCTCGAGGCGCCTGCGACGGCGAGCCACCCACGTGCTTGTGCTGGCGGGGGATCTTGTTCCACGCGCTGATCGCGCTCGGCGCCCATGCCGGCACCCCGTAGGCGCTGCGGCAGTGCGACTGGCACATGCCACGCCACGACCGGGTGGGGTGGGCGATCTGGCCACGGCTGAACGCCATGACCTCGGCCACGGTTCGCTTGAGGTACTTCGGAGCCATCAGCCCTCCACCGCCTCGTCGTCCTGGACCGCCTGGTCGATGAACTTGCCGGTGCCTTCCTTCGCGATCGGGGTGTCCTCCGGGTCTACCCCGGACACGATCTTCACTGTCGTCACTTGGTCTCCTTGTCGGGCGGTGTGAGGTTGTTCAACGCGAGCGTCGGCGTCAGGATCGCACCGACGACGGCGATCCACAGCGGGGCCATGTTGCTCGAGATGGCCCCGTAGGCCACCAGCAACGGGATCAGCACCACCGAGATGCCGTACAGGTACTTGCGATGCTCGCGATCGGCGAACCAGTTCATGATGGTCATCCTCTCTGATTATGTGACTGGATGTGACACGACACGCTCACTGGAACTTCGCCAGGGTCGTGGTCCCCGCGCCGGTCGACTGGAACGGGATGCCCAGCACGCTCGGGTCGCCGTGCACCCCGTAGGCGTACCAGTAGACCCGTGCCACGGACAGGTCGTTGGCCGCCTGGTCCGTCGCCGGGATGCGCTGAGCGATCGCCGCATCCGGCATCGCACCGCCCAGCAGGTTGTACGTCGTCTCCGTCACCCACAGCGGGCAGTTCGGTGCCGCCAGCCGCTTCAGCTCGTCCTTCCAGTCCTGCACGTAGTAGCGCCACCGCGCCGGCATGAAGCCGATCTCCGGGTAGATGTGAGCGGTATGGATGTCCACCGGCCAGTCGTAGTGCTTCAGGGCCTGCAGGTACTTGCTGCCACGGTTCATCCCCGGCACGCCGAGCGTGGAGTTGCGGGGCAGCACCGGGGCACTCACGATCGAGGCCTTCGGTGCCCGGGCCTTGATGATCGTCTTGGCCCGCAGCGTCATCACCCCAAGCCGGTCGATCGTGGCGATGTCCTTCCAGAACGGCACCGCAGTCGGCTCGTTCCAGATCTGATAGCTGGAGATGCGGCCCCTTGCCGCCGTCACCACCGCCACCAGGAAGTTGTCCCAGTCCACCAGGTCCTTCGGCGGGGAGTTGGATGCCGGGCCGATCCACGACGCCCAGCCCGTCTCGGCCGGATTCGTCGCCGCCCACTGCGGAGTCCCCGACAGCGTCAGCATGAAGTTCGTTCCCGGATGGGCACTCAGCACCGCCTCGAGCACGCTGAAGTCGTAGACGCCCCTCGCCGGGTTCATGTGCGCCCAGTCCAGGCCGATGTCCCACAGGCGGATGTACTTGTCCTTCACCGGCCAGTAGTCCTTCGACAGGCAGACGTACCCGTGGATGGCCACTACTCCTCCTCGGGCTGATCGTCCTTCGGCTTCTTCTTCAGGTACTTCTCGGTGATCCGAGCGATGTAGCCCTCAGGAAGCAGGACATCGACCAGCCGGGTGATGATGACGATCGCGGCACCGATGACAAGCGACCATTGGCTGTCACTCATCTCCGTACGCCAAGTGCCAGTGCCACTTGTGGTCGAAGCGCTCCAGCGCGTAGGCGCCGATGATCCCGATGAACCAGCCGACGGAGAAGTACACGCTCAAGGACGTGGCCCCCTGCTCCAGCAGGTACAGCGAGGCTCGTGAGCCCCACACGCCTGCCGCGATCAGCAGGCCCCAGTCGTGGATGTCATCGTTCTTCAGCACCCAGCCCAGCAGCAGCAGGCCCGTCGCGGTGAAGGCGAACCCGCCGGTGAACCAGTCGGCCACCGCGCTGCCCGGCCCGGTGTGCAGGCCCAGGTACTGGATGCCCACGACGGTGGTGGTGAACATGATCGCGAAGGAGAACGGCCTGATGCGCCGACCGAAGATCTTCAACGGCAGTTCCACGCCCCGAGCCATCATGGGTTCATTCTCCCAAGGGATGGACATGATTGCCCTCAGATCACGTGGCGAACTCCTCATGCACGTGCTCGGCCGGCGTGCCCGCGGCCATGTGCTCGATGGTGTGCTGCAGGGAGCCGATCACGCCATTGGCGAAGTCGATCTCGATGCGCAGGCGCACCACCTCGTCGTTGAGCACGCTCACCTGCTGGCGCAGCCCGTCGATCATCACCACGTCGGGCACGCCAATGCGCCGTGCGATCTCCACCACCTGGGCCTCAGTGGGCTCGGGTGCCTGCTCTACTGCCTGGTCAGTCATCTGGTCTCCTTAGACGATCTTGAGCACTGAGGCTAGCAGCGTGAACGTCGCCGCCGCCGTCTTGATGATCGTGTAGCCGTACAGGTTGATCGCACTGGCATCCCCACTCGTAGGAGCCGTGCCGCCCACCCACTTGGGCGTCTTGGCCGAGCCGTCGATCGTGTAGGCGCTCGGGTAATACGGAGTGGCCCCGTTGGTGACCAGATGCGTCACCGTGAGGACGTCACCGACAGCCATCAGCGAGTCCAGCGACTGCCCCGAGCTGCCACGGAAGTTCGTCGTCCAGTTCGCCGAGCAGTTGACCGTGTGATACCACACGGCCGAGGTGTTCACGTCCAGATGGTTGGTCGCCGAAGGCGCCGCCGCGACGATGTTGCCCCTCTCGAGCGGGGTGATGAACGCCAGCTGGCTGCTGAAGTTCGCCGTCCACACACCATTGGCCGTTGAGTAGATCCACGACCGGCCGCCGACGGTGTACACCTGCCCGTCGGTGGGGCTGTTCGGGAAGTCAATGGCCATGGGCTCATCCTCTCGCTGTCACAGGCCGAACCGGGCGCGTGACGCGTTCCAGTTCTGGGCCACCTCAGCTGCCGTCAGGGCACGGGAGTAGATCCGCACGATGCCGTAGTCGCCCGGGGCATAGTCCGGGTTGTCCCAGCGCCGGCCGATG